CATCCTGTAAGGTTTGAGAGGTAACTGCGTCTGCCATATAACTCTCCTATTATTGATCAGCGAAAGCTGGAGCAGTCGTTGATGTTACGTTACCAAAAATTTGATAGTTAGTTGTGTCAATTCCAACAATAGTGACATCAAATCCAGCAGGAACATTTAATTGAATACTGCTGTTTGAGTTACCATCAGAAAAAACTGAACTTACTTCATTACCATCAGTATCTAAAAATGTTACTCCTCCAATGTAAAAGTTTGAATTGCCAGGTGTAACGATTAAAGCATCTGTTCCATCAGCAGCTCCACCAGCATAAACAAATCTAAATGAAGATCCAGCTATAGGAGCAGGTAATGTGTATGTATTATCCTGAGATCCATCTGGCACAAGTAAAATTCTTCCACTGTGAGTTGCATTAGTTAAGGTTACGTCACCATCAGATAAGCTTACTGGTGCGCCACCAAGTGTTGTAATCTCTGTAATTGTACCAGTTGTTGCATTTTTACTAATGGTTTTAATCGTGGTTTCAGAACGTATAGGTCCTGAGAATGTTGTATTAGCCATGTATATCTCCTTGTCTTGGCTGTTGTCGAAGTTAATTCTTCGTCAAGGTAATTTAAGTATATACAAAAAAAAGGGGTCTGAAAAGACCCCTTAATAAAAAACGAACAATTGTTCGCTTATGCGCCTGGTGATCCGAACACACATCTTGGATCTGAAAAACCAAAGGCATAACGCTCTCTAGCTTTATATCTCATGTTACCAGTATCGAAATCAGCTTCCATACTTGTACTTAATGGTGTTCTTTCAAAATACTTGAAACCATTAGGTGCATCTGTCTTTAAGAAAAACGCATCTGTGTCTGTTAAGAAATGGTTAATTGTATAACCCTCTGGTAACATACCCATGTTTTTGATTGCGTTTAAATCATTGTCAGAAGTACCTGTTCTTAATGTTGACTCAAGTAATCTATCAGCAACGAATTGTAATGCTGGTGGAACAATAAGCTTCATACCTCTCAAAGCAACAATCATATTTCTCTCATCAACAAATTGTGAAATGTCAATAAGAGCATTTTCTAATGATGTCTCATTAAGGTCTGCAGCCACAGTAAATTCATTTCTGAATGTACCACCACCACCTAAAGGATGGTCTGTTGCACAAAGCTCTTTACCATCACCACCTGTAAAGCTTGAGTCAAACGCATTGTTTAACACTGCAGCGGCTTTGATTTGCTTTGTGTGTGACATTGATCTTGCTAACGCTCTTGTATATCTTCTTCCAAGCTGATCATACAAGTTGTCTTCCATAGCTTCTTCTGTTAAAGCAAAAGCCAATGAAATTGTTTCCATTGTATATCTTGAAGTATATACTTCGTTTGCATCATCAAATGCTACACCAGCACCTTCAGATTTAGTTTGTGCATTACCGAATCCACTTAACATCACTTCTTCTTCGAATGCTCGATCTGAAGTTTCTGTCTCAAAGATTTCAGTATGCTGATTGTCGTAACGATCATATTCCATGCCGAATAAAGCGTTAAGACCAGGTTCTAACTCTTTTACGAGTTGCGCTCTTGATATAGCCATAATCTAATCTCCCTTACGCTAATCCTGCACCCTTTTGTCCAAATATGCTATTTTGAATAACTACTTGAACATTGGTTGCATCGGAACTTACATCGCTGTTCTCTGGATCTTGCGAAATATCAATCGCTTTCAGAGGTAAACCAGCAGTGGTCGCACCTGTTGTTACATCCAATTCTGCACCTGATATACCAGTCACAGTAGAACCTGATGTTGTATATACGATGTCAAAATTACCAAATAAATCTGCAATAGGAAATGCAGCGTCACATTGAATCTCATAGATAACATTTGGGTCATCTATAATAAAAGCTTCAATGTCTGAAGCATTTGTACTTGCAGGATAAAAGTTTGAAAAAGTTTCCTTTTTCGTGGTTGGGTCAGTAAACCTACAACCATTGAATACTCCAACTATTGGAACAGTACCTCCATCTGCGTGTACTTCCACAGTACCACCAGTGACTTGAGCAACCATGTCACCTTGGAAAATATTAGTTCCGTAATTGGCAGCGATTCTATATCGGCTTTGTCCACCATGAAAGGCTTGTCCACCTATCATTCTTAAAGGACGCATACCAAAAGCAGCATCTTGATTTGCCATTTTACACTCCCGTAATTTTAATCATTTAAACTTTTTCTTCCACCAAATCGAACTTGTGATTTTCTTTCTGGTTTTAGAATCCTACCAGCAGATGATTCTGGCTGATTTGCCAACTCTTGATCATATACTGACATTTGATTTGAAGTTTTTTTGGCGAAATATTCATTTCGACTATCAGCAACTTCCTCTGGAACTCGTGCTAATAATAAACCTCCTTGACCGATTACTCCAGCGTTTTTGCCTTCATCAACCACAGGGGTGTCAAAATCAGGATACTCCTCTGCACGGACTAATTCATACCCTTCTCTTCTTCGTTTATAGACATTTTGCTTATCATCAAAGTCCATAACACGTTCTCTTATCCACCTGTGTTTATACCCTACAGGAGCTTCGGGTGCATCAAGAGTTTGAGGTGGCTTCCAATCATGTTTTCTTTCCTGTTTTTCACGAGTTGCAGACTCTCGATTTGATCTATCAGCCATCTTATGCTCCTTTTTGCAATTTTAATTTTTGCTGTGCATACTTTTCATATGGCACACCAAGTTTATCAGCAGTTCTTCTTTCACTTTCGCTTAGAACAACTCTCTGTTTACGTCCAGTTTTGACAGAAGCTCTGCCATTTACAGGTGCAACAGTTTGGACGTTTGTGCCGTTGCTCTGATCCATTGGAAACAATTTAGCCATTTCTTTGTCGATTTCCTCATAGTATCTGTCATCTGTAGCCTCATACATTTTTGATACTTTTTTATCAGCAAGCATTAATGCTAAATTTTTTTCTATTTCATCATCCCTGCCATACCAGGGGTTTTTAGCAATCCAAGCTTTAATTTTGGGATTGTCTTCTATATTTGGTTGTTTTACTTCTTGTTTTTGATTGCTTTGTCTCTCATTTTCTTGAGTTGCTCTCTCTTGCTCTCTGTTTTGTTTAAGGACTCTAAGTCTTTCTTTTTCAATATTGACTTGAGTAAGAGCTGAATTTGCTTCAGCAATTTTTTCAACATCTTGAGCATCATAAGCCTCCTTTAACAATTGTTTAACTTGAGCTTCTTGAGATTGTATTCTTGTGTCAAACTCATTTGTATAACCATTAGTATATGTTTCAAGTTGCTTCCTAAGTTTCTTATTCTCTTCTTCAACTTGTTTTCCATAACTTATGGCGTTGTTAGCATCATCTTCGGCTGCTTTTCTTTTAGCAGTAAGTGCGTCAATTCTTTTTTGAACTTTTTCACTGTAAGACTCATGCTCATCAGCTTCTTCACTACGAACAATTGTTTGTTCTTTTTTTTCAGGTTCAGCCTGTTGTTGAATAGTTTCTTGATTTTCATCAAGCTCAACAACAAATTCATTCTCATTAGAGACTTGTTCTTTTTGATTTTCTTGTATTTCGTTCATCATTACCTCCACTATACATAAGAAATATCTGCTGGGTCAAGTATTGTAGCTATAATATTATCGTCATTTATAATTCTAAGCTCCAATCCGTCCACTTTAAACCTATTACCAGCATATCTACCCATAAGCACCCAATTCTTCTCAGAACAATATGGTCCATTTGGGAATTTATCAGAATCTTTATAGGCATCAGGACCCAGCTTAACAACGTAAGCTACGACTGTTGCAAAAGACTCACGATCTCTTGTTGCATCAGGAATAATAATTCCTCCCTTAGTCTTTTCAGACAAGTAATAAGGAATAACAAGTATCCTGTATCCTGTTGGTTGAGGTAGTCTTTCTAAGACAGATACATCTAACTTTGATGGATCTTTAGAGTTTTGATTGGCTTCTTCTTTGTTATCAAAAGCTTTTGATATTGCTTTTGGAGTCGGATTAACTGCTTTAGCTTTTTGTGCCAGTATCCGATTTGGCACATATAACTTTTTAGTCATCTTCTATACCTTTCATCGAGGTTCTTAGTTCTTCTTCAATCCAGGTTAGACCTCGTATTTCACCTGTTATTGCTCGATAGTCTTCCATTGATCCTATCGCTCCATCAGCCAAAGACTCGCTTAGTTGTTCTTTTCTTTGACGTATGTTCTTATACAAATGTTCTGCTAATTTTACTCCATCCATTTTACAAATCTTCTTCTTGATATAAATTTGCACACATAGGACATTTATATTCTTTAAATTTATACATTCCTACAGTAGGTATTGGCTCTTCATGCACTATTTCTTTCATAGCTATTTTATGAATCCAACAAATTTTGATGTCTTTTTGTTGTTTCAATTTTTATCCTTCCCTTTTAGACGTTCTACAGTTCTCATTGTCCCAAGTCCTAACATTCCCATCAAAACGGGGAGCATGGTAGCTGTATCAGCTTGAGGAATTATTATTCCGAACCCAGCACAAATAGGAGATACTAGAAAGTTCACTAAAAACCCTAGAACGCAAACCCAAGCAGTAGCTGGTCGCCAAGAGCTTTGAAACCAGTTACCTTTTGCTTCTGCTTCATTAACTTTGATTTGTGCCAAAGCTATTTCTTGAGCATGTTTTTCAGACATGGTAGCTATGTCGTGAGCCAACTTCGCTTTCTGATCTGCATCTGGAATAAATTTATCAAGAAGTCCTGTAACAGGACCTATAAGTGCTTGTAACATTACTACCTCCTAATATACCTTCACTTTTTTGTCATCAAGATTTGGTATGAGTTTACACATACATTCATAATTTTCAACTGTAATCGGAACTTCTATTTTTTGACTGCTTAATCTTTCAGAGTAATATAGGCAATCATTTATATTTTTGAAGTATATTCCACCGTTAAAGTTATCATTTAGATAACACATAAGCATAAATACAGTCATTTTTTTCTAGCACGTTTCAATGCTTCTTTAGCTGATTTAGCTATTCTCACAACTTCTGATTTTTTCATTACCTTTGCTCTTTGCTCCATGACTGTAAGAATTTGTATCTTTCTCGCATAAGGCTTATTGATTTTTTTAACTTTTGTAACTGTGGCTCTTGCGTCTGCTGGTGTTGCGAATTTAATCCTAACTGTGTCTTTAGGATTTTCATCTGTGTATAAGCGTCTGCCTGAACCTTTCGGTTTTTTTCCAGTTCCAATTTTAGGATCTTTTTTTGTTTTTGCCATTTAAAACACTCTTCAAAGATTTAGCTTGTTTCTTATGTAAAGCACTTGCCTTTTTTAGACCTTTAATAACTTTTTTTATTTTACTTTTTTTCTTTGGTGCTACTGCCATAATTATCTCCTTTATGTTCGTGACCCATCCAAATACCGAAAACGCCTGTCATAACGCCCATGACGACTGATACGAAAGCGGATTGACTAGCAGTTGGGGAGTCGAGTTGCATAAACCATTCTGCACATCTCCAGCTCATAGCTGTAGATATTAACATCATAAATCTTGGAAGTATCTTCCATTTTAAAAAAGTTTCTACACTCATTGCATTAATAACTCATTCAAACCAAAACCCTCTAATAAAATAAGAGTAAAAAACAATAACAAAATACCACCTGCTATTAGTTTACCAGAAAAATTTGTTGAACCAATCTTTATTGCAACAAATTCATTGCTTAATATTCTTAAAGATAATTCAAAACTATTTTCATCCATTTTAATATCTATTGGTTTTTTCTTTTCTTCTGTCATTTTTTTCCTATGCTCCTCAAACTTTCCATGACCTTATCAATATCTGGTTCCTCGCCATTTGGGTCATATAAACATTTATATTTTTTGGGACACCAAGTTTCTATCATCATTGTAAAAGTTTTATTACCCCCTTGATATATACATGCTTTTTTATTTGTAAACTTTGATGTAATTCTTTTCTTTAACCTACACGTTGTGTACTTTTTTTTTTAATTTTACCCTGCCATACCTTTTGTTGCGAAGTGTAATCTCTTGGTTTGAATTTATAATCACCTTTTGCACGTTTAACCCAAATACTAGCAATTAGTACTGCAAACGCTCCTATTATAAATGCACAAACAAGCCAACCAATTGCCTCACCTATCTGTCTTCTAAATTGTTGTTGTTTGTATACTGTTTCCTGACGTTGCTTTCTAATCTGCCCTTCCATCGCCAAAAGGTCATTGTAAGCTTGCGGACCATAAGTCATATTTAGAAACATCTTGAGTTCGTACCTTTGTTCCTCAAGTTTCTTCTTGGCTGCATAAGCAGCGAGAGCTGCTTCCTCAATTGAACCAGCTTTGAACAACTTACCAAACAGGGGAGGATTCTTAGCTTGTTTCTCAGCATTGTCAACATCAGACACAGCTCCCATCCAACGTCCTATATCTCCAGACATTTGTTCTATATCACGACCTACGGCAAATCCCTTCTTGATTGCGTCAAATGCTTTGGAAGCTACGCCTACGGCTAATGATATTGTTGCTGGATCTATAGTAAAACTCCATTAAAATACGCCCTGGAACCTTTGTGGTTTGGCTATTGGTGAAAATTTTTTGATCATACCGCCACTACTCTTTTTTTGTGGCTTTTTTTGTTTTCTTTTTTGGCTTGTTGATTTTGGCTTTGATTTCCCCGCTTTCGACAACGCTATCGCTACCGCTTGCTTCTGTGGATATTTCTCCTTCTTCAACTTGCGAATGTTCTTGCTGATCGTTTTCTGACTCGATCCTTTCTTCAACGGCATCTACAATTCCCTCCTTTGCAAGTCTTCTTTTTATTTTTTTTTGTTTTTCAACTGCGTTAATCTTTTCTCTCACGGAACTTGACATAATTTATCCTTTCATTTCTTTAAGAGCAGCTATGTCTCTTTTTGTTTGATCGTTTTGATTTGCTATTTCTTCTTGTTGATCTAATCTTTGTTGATCAAGCAAAACATCATTTTTTTCTTTTTCTTCTTTGAATTGTTGTGTTGCAGCAAATTGATCTTGCTTCTGTTGTATCTCTTGACCTCTTAACGCTAACTCTTGTTTTCTGAGTGTGACAAGAGGATCTTCAGTTGGAGGTGGTGTTATAGACTGTGCATATTGTTCGCTTATTTCTCCTGCAAGTTCAGCAGCTCTTGAAGCTATTTGATTGGCAATTTGTTGCATTGCTTGTGGATCTTGTTGCATCATGGCTTGTTGCTCTGGTGTCATGTTGCCCATAATTTCTTGTTGTGCTTGTATCTCAGACATCATAGATATGTGTTCAGATATATGACCTTGTAGCGTCATTACAATAGAAGCATTTGATTGTGCGATTGGTGTAGCAATCATAGCTAAGTGTGCTGATATATGTGCCTGATGATTTTGTTCTGGAAAAGCAGTCAATGTTCCAAGTCTCAAAGCTTCTTGATTTTCTTTTGCGGGGTTCATGGGCATCGGCTGTGGTGGAGGCTGCAACACAGCGTCTATGTTTGTAACACCTAATGCTTCATACATCTTCCTATAGGCTTGATACATACCGTTTTGCCCATGAATTTCGGGGTTGCTTTGTGCTAATTGCAATTGTGTTTGAGCTAAAGCAATTCGTTGTGACATAGAAAATATATTAGGATCTGATACGGGTAAAACATCTATTCTTTGATCAAAATCAGATTGTTTTATCTCAGGTGGAGCTCCAGGCACCTGATAAGGATACATTGGTGTGCCCATTGCAAATATTCTTGCAAGTATCTTAAACTCTACTTTTTGTGAATAGTGCAGACGTTTATGGATTGCAGACATAACTTTTGTTCCACGTTCCATAATTGCCATTGTAGTCCCAACGGGTGCATTACCCTGCATCTCACCAACTTTCATGTCAGCCATTGATGCAAAACGTCTTCCAGAATCTATTAATGTTCCAAGCAAAGAGTATAATGTTTGAGACGGTTCTTTAAATGGCAATGGCATGATTGCTTGACGCAAGTCCATGCCAACCATGTCAACATCTCTAAACTCTCCTGGATTCAGAGGTGTTTCATCGTCTCTAATTCTTGCACCTCGTGCTTTAAATCCAGCAGGAAGGTTAGATAATGTTCCTGCATCTATAAGTTGTCTTAATATTGATGTTGAAGCTCGTGATAAGCCTCCTATCATATGCGTAAGACCAAAACCGTAAAAGCCAAGACCAGGCAAAAACTTATAGTGTACAAAGTAAGGTATTTTACTGCGTAACGGATCGGCTTCGTTGAAATTCCTTTTGATTGATAATACTTCACCAGATGACTCCACTATGGTTACGATATAAGGCATCTTGAGTCCAGTAGCTTCGCCTTGAAGATTTGTATCCTCAAAACCTGGTAAGTCTAAATCTGTGTGTATTTCATATAATGAAAGTTCTTCATTGTAAGTGGATGAACTCAAGCCTTCAATATCTTTAATTGTTTCTTTTACCTCATCATAATTGTCAGTATCTGCATCTGATGAAGGTAAATCTATATCCTTATAAAACCCAGTAAGTTGCAGCTTTCTAATTTCATTTGAGTCCATGCGAATTACATGACATATCCTTGTAGCTGTTTTTAAATCAGTTGCATTGTAAGGAACAATTAAATCCTCAGCATGAACAAATTTTGATACAGCCCTTTGCAACGAAGGGTCAAAATAAACTTTTTTAAATGATGAACCTACGATTGGAAGATAAAATAACATTTGATCTAACTCTGGATCATATTCTTCCATCTCATAAGTTATTTGATAATTCATAAAATTTTTAACACGTTCAGCCTGTGCTACTACTTCAGGGGTTTCTTGTCCTATTATGGCTGTCTTTACAGGACCTCCTGCTGGTAATAATTCTCTATATGCTTGTGCCTGAAACTGTGTAACGGATTCAGCAAGCAATGGATGTACTATGCCAGACGCACCTTCAAAGGGCTCTGCTCTATCTTCATAGTTCATACCAAGTAGTTCAAGACCACCTTTGTATTGATCTTCCCACTCTTTACGAGAGTTTATATCTTCTTGTATTTCATTAACAAGTTCTGATGATATTCTACCTAATTCTGCATCATCAATAAATTCTGCAAGATTTGCATTGAAAGGCACTTGTACTGGAGCGATCTGTTCTTCCATTTCGCCTATAACAACAGATCCATCGTCCATTTCTGTTATATTAGGAGCAATTTGTTGCTCTTCTATTTCAATAGCTGTAACACCTTGTGGTGCTTCAACATTCTCTACTCCATTTACCTTTTCAATAGCCATAATACTACCTTACTTTAAATTTGCCACCTGCTCTTGCAATGCCCATACCTTTACAAACTCCGCCACCTGAGCCCATTTTAACTGGTCCACCATCTTCAAATCTTTCTGCTAAAGCAGGGTCCATTTTCTTTTGTACTTCTTCTGGTAGTTTAGAAAAACCTTTAAATTTTGCAGGAACTGCTTCACCACCATCTTTTTTTGATGTAATTGGTATGTCATCAATCATTATTATCTTTTGTCCTTTTGCTAATGGTTTTCCTGATTGTGCTGGAACACCTTTTTTAGAAATTTTAGCTTTAATAGACTTGCCCTTTGTGACACCTCCACCATTTTTCATCTCTTTAGCTTTTACTTTTGCAATAGCATCTCTTAAATTACCTTGTGTCATAAGACCTCCTTCCTTAGCCATTTTGGGCATTATCATATTTTTTTCTATCTTCATCCCTTTTGGATCTGTGATACTTGCACTTTGTATCGATATCTTTATAGGCTTAGTCCTAACCTTTCTTGCTTTACCTGCACCCTTTTTAAACTTAGCAGTTATCTGTGCAGTTTCTCTTCTTCTTTTATCACCAAAAGGATCAGCAGACTTAATAGACACTATCTCATACCTTTAAATTTACCACCACGACCACCGATGACACCACCCATGTTCATTTTTTTAACAGGTCCACCATCCATCATGCCAACAGGCTCTGATTTAGTCATGTCCATGACCTCACCACCCATTTCTTTTTTCTGCACTCTAGGGCTAACTTTTAATATTTCCTCAGCAAGTGCTTGTATTTTTGGGTCCATACCACTAATTTTTTTTACTTTAGAAATATCAGAGACTTTAAGTCCTTTAATAGCTTTTCTTATATTTTTATCTAGTTCACCTGGCATTAGTAATACTCCATTTTTCTTCTATAAACTGGTTCTTGTTCATCGTCATCAGGAGTAGTGATAAAACCACCCTGTCTAAATCTTAGTATAGCCTGTGTCATCGAATCTGCCAAGTCATCATAATCACCATGTGGAAAACTTGCACACTCTTCAACGACTTCCTCTGCAAAATTAGCATCTGGTCTCCAAACCATACCACTTTCGAACACAGGTGCACAAGCGTTCATTCTTGCAAATTTATCTGCACCCTTGCTTGGCGTAAATGGTGTAACAGGTATGCCCATACGTCTAAGCTCCTGTGTCAATGGCGTACCACTTGCTTTTTGCTCTATCAATATCATGTCAGGATCATATGCTTCGCACAACTCATTGGCTTTTTCTTTAAGCTCTGGAAAGTCCCATCTACCTTTTTCGGCATCAAGCAAGATGATGGCATCTCCTTCTCCTTCAACAGGTGTAAAAATACCCCAAGTAGTAATAGCACTATAATCAGAACGGTCATTTTTTGTGAAAGCCGTGTCATAGGACTGTATGATATATGAGCAGACAGGCGGCTCAGAACGAGTCCAAACATTCCACCACTCCCTTTTTATAATTGCACCCTCTTCAGC